TTCTTCGACCAATTTAGATGCGTGACCAGTGAACATTGAAATGATACCATTAAGGTCTAATGGATTTTTCATTTGTCCTTTGTTTCTGGCAAACATTGCTTGACCATCTTTTACAGTAACGAATAAGTTTTGACCATCTGTTTTTTCAGTAGGCTCTTCTTCAAAGTTTAATTCACCAGATAGTCCAGCTTCTATTAAATTTTTAAAATCACCAAATGTAAGTGATTTGTCATCAAATGGGTGTTTCATGTGCCCTGCAGCACCACCTTCTAAAATCAACGATTCTCGTAAATTGATGTGCAAGCCCTCTGTTATAAACTGTTCAAACTTATTATAAATCTTCATAAGATATGTATCTTGTTTTATTTAAGCTCCTAACGAACTAGTTAACATACCAACAGCAGTACCATAATCTCCATCTGCTTTTGCTAATATTCCGTCAATTACTTTTTTTGCTTTTGCTTCGTCAAATTCTTCTCCAAATGCTTGTTTTAAAACAGTGTTTGCATATTCAACAAATTCTTCGTCAGAATTAACTTCTGCTTCAGTAACTACTGATTCTGCAACGTTGTTTTCCCACCATGATTCAAGTTCTTCAAATTCTGAATCACCCATATTAGATCTCATAAAATCTTCTACATCATCATAATTACCTTTTTCATCTTGATAATAACCAGGAGTATCGATATAATCTTTACCCATTATCTTTTTAATTTGCGACTCTCCCATTCCATCAATTTCTATTAAGAATTTTTCAAAATCTGTTGTGTTTTTAAAGCCTTTAGCTTCGTTAACTACTGATTCCTCAATTTGTACCGATTCATAGAACATATTAAACGCATTTAATAATGATTGTCCCATTGCTTCTTGTTTAATACTTTCTAAATACAGTGCAGTACCTTCAACTATTCCAATACCTGACCATCCTGATGCATTTGCTAAATCTGAATAATATAGATCTAATACTCTCTTAGTTGTTGTAGCTCCAATTTTAATGAAGTAATTTCCTAAACCAGGCATTTTAACTTCAAAACTAGTAATTGATCCTTTTATGTTTTTAGAAACAGCCATTTCTCTGTGGAAATTTGCATCTTCCATCGCATTTTCAAATAAGTATTTGATACATCCTAATTCACCTTCTTTTGACATAGCGCCAAAATCAGTTAATTTTTTAGCAAATAAGTTTTTATAAACAGTTGCTACCTTTTTAGCATCTCTTTTATATTGTACAGCGATAGCTTCGTTTACAGAAACTGTTAAAGACTCAAACGCTGGTTGTAATTCAGTACCTGCATAAACATCTGCCATTAACCATTCTTTGTTAGCTTCGTCCCATAAATATACATATTCTGCTCCGTCATTACTTGCATCCTTTATGTATTTTTTTACATCTGCAATACTACCCTTAAGATTTTTAGAACCGTCTTTGTAGAAGTTCATTTCAGCTGGAGTGTTTGCTAAACCAGATGCGTTTCCACCTTTAATTACAGTGTCTACATTTTTACCACCTTTGTATCCTTTTCTAAGAAATGGTAACATATTTTCTGGATAAGAATCATAATGTGTATATACTGATTCAATGTTTCCTTTCTTATCGATTTTACCAAATTGTCCTCTTGTTCCTTCTTCTATTAAAGTCGACGCTTCATTAACTTCAATACCTCTTAGTTTTGTAAAAAACTCAGGTTTTTGTTCTTCTGTTAACTCTTTAATAGAAGTAACATTAAACTCAGCTAATAAATTTTTAAATGTTTCAGCTTCGTCAGATCTCTTAGTAGAGTTATCTTCTTCCACTTGTCTAGTCTGTGTGATCTTAGCTTCAGTAGAAAACTGATCAAATGATTTTAATTTGTGCATAATATGGTTTATTTTTTATATGTTATTATTTTATTATATATCTCCTTCAAAATCTACATTTTTAACATCGTATTTAAACTTCTGTTCCCTGTAGATCCTTTGTCTTTCTTTAGAATGTCGCATTAAGTAATTATCCCAATCTGGTGATGATAAATCATCTACGAAATCTATGATATTTACTGAGTCTTTTGAGCTGTGTTGTCTAAGTCCACGACCAATTGATTGTCTAATTATTACTTCAGATTTAAATGACTCTGTAAAAAATATGTTGTGTATTTTTTTAATAGAAATACCTGTAGAGAATGTACCATATGATGCTACGATAACAACTTCTTCGCCCGCCTCCATCTTCTTCTTATGTTCTTCTCTAATATCTTGATCAATTCCACCATCAACATAGTATACTTGTTTGTCACTATCTTGTCTTAGTTTTTCATATATCTTTTTACCATGTTCGATACGGTGAAATAACACTAAGCTATTACCTCTTACTCTAGAAATAATATTAGTTATAAAGTTAAGCCTACCAGGTGAATTGATCACATAATTTTGTTCAAATTTAAAAACATCTTTACTTTCATATCTATTTTGTGACATTTCCCTGAACGCATCTTTAGTAGATTGAGGTGCATAGTCCATCTTGATAATCTTTACTTTACATCCAGCAATATGCCCTTCGTTCTGTAGGTAATTAGCACTTATCTCAGTAATTAATGGTCCAGTATACGCCATCAGCGTTAATCTATCTAATGTACCTTCTTTTGGAATTGTACCTGATAATCCATACTTATATTCTGCATTAACACATTTTTGTAATATTGTTTTAATAGACGCTGATTTAGCTTTGTGTGTTTCATCCACAATAACTGCGTCAAATTCTGCAAAATATGCCTTGTCTTTTTTAACAAGAGATTGATATGTACCTATTACTACATTTCGGCCGGCCCTGATCTTTTGACCAGAATATATTTGCTGTACTTTAATATCTGCTTGATTTCTATAATTATAATCTAAGAAATCTTCACTTGCTTGTAACACCAACGAAACATTAGGTACAATAAAAAGTATTCTTTGTGCTTTTTGGTGTTCTAATAAATATGCTACTGTTAAGAATGATATAAGTGTTTTACCAGCAGAAGTTGCTAGTTCACTTAAACATCTTTTAAATTTTAATATATTGAATGCTGCTTCGATTTGATAATCCCTAGGAGTGATCTCTGATTTTTCAAAGAATTCTAGTGCCCATTCTGTAAATTTTTCTTGGTTAATACTAGTGTCAAATATATCTGTAATTCCATTTAGTTTGAACTCAAACTTATATTCTTTACATATACCCATAACTTCCCTCCATAGTCCAGAAGGAATCCACTTATCATCTTTAATATATGAAACGTACCCATCCCATAGTCCTTTCTTGACTAACGGGTTGAATCTCCATGACTCAATTCTCTTATTAAGAGAAATATTGAGTTGTTCCAGTTCTAATTCAGTTGCTTCGTCAATACGCAACAACTGTTTGTTTTCAGTTAAACTAAGCTCCACATTGTTAGAGCATTTTTATTCTTCGTTATAGATCTTTTAATGCTAGTCTATTACGAATGGCAAAGCCCATATTATCTAGGGTTTTTACCGAGTCTTTAAAAAATTCTACTTGATTTTCTAAATGAGACAATATCATGTTTTCATCGGCCAAATCGGTTTCTATAAACCTTTCTTTTTGTTTTTCACCGAGTTTGTAATCATATTCATAATATCTGATATATGCTTCTCTGTATCTTATTGCTACTTTTACCTTTTGTTCTTTTACTTTCATGTTGAAATACGACATCTGTTCAACAAGAGTTTGACGTGAAGATAATGTTTCTGCAATAGTTTCTTCCATTAAGTTTAAATTCCTTAAACTCTGTGCTAACGCCTTAATGTTATTAGTCCATTCAGTTCTTTGGCCACTTAATTTTCTGTCCAACGCTAATATTTGTTCTTTAGTCATATTAAAATAATGATTTCTTGTTGGGGTTAGGTTTAATAAATTTAGAAATTATTTGTCTTTTCTTAAATTTAGGGGTCGGGAGCTTTATATCTGGTGAATTGACACTAAGATCTAATGGCTTGAAATCTAATAATAATTTCATACCTTTAAATCTATCACTGTCTCTTTGAAATTCTTCAAAATTGTCTTCTACCATATTACAGATATCTTCTATACGTACCATAAATCTAATTGACTTGAAGTGAAATATTCATCGATCTTCTTATGAGCGTCGATTTTTAACTCAAAACATTTCAATATTAAGTCGTTTAGATCTTTAATATTATATGTATCTAACTTATTTTCCTTAAGAAATTTAGACCACATAAATACAGGTCTGCCCTTCTTTAGCTTTTCAGCCATCTTCTTTTTACCAGTGATATCATTATCAAACATATATCTAACTGTTGGTATTTCATCAAAATCATCGGTTGATCTACCTGCAGTTGCTAACGCTAATGAGTTATTCATAAATTTAGCATCTAATGGTCCTTCAAACATAGTGATTGGTCTTTGAAAGTTTAATTGCATAATACCAAATAATGTTGATATCTTTGTAAGCGTATTTAACTCTTCATTAGACATGTCCAATGGCTTACCCATTTCTTCATATAACTTTGGTAAATCATATGTTAGATATCGTTGGCCATATCCCTTCATTCTACGTGTTTGTGCACCTATTATTTTACCATCTGTGCTATAGTTTAATATCCATAGACGAAATTCTTTTTCTGAATATAAAAACTCATCTGTTCTGTTGTGTAATAATCTATCTTTTAATTGAAACCATATCCAATCACCTGGTTCAATAGTTTTTGCTCTAAAGTGTTGTTTAAAATCATCGACAGCAATTGCTAAGTTATGAATCTGCTCTAGCGCTTGGTGTTTTAATACTGATTCTGGATTTACTTGTATCTTATTCTGTTTAATATAATCTATAACCATAAATGAATCATCAGATGTTGTCATTTTAACATCATGATCTTTCAAAAACGAATATAAGTTAGTATGATAACTACAGTTGTAACAGTGATATTGTAATGTATCCCAAAATATATTACCACGTTTTGCGGTTAAGTCTTTGTGAGAATCACCACAATATGGACATGCACAGGTTATTCGCCCATGCATGTCCTTTAGTAGTTTCTTACTAGGTTCAGGATGTACTTGTGATACTACTTGTTTAAGCGCGTATCTTATTTTATCCTTTAACTCTTCAGTAAGTTGTATATTAGATGTCGAGGTCATTCAAAAAAGAATCTAGATCGTCATCAGATGATACACTTGAAGTTGATTCTGTAGTTGAAGTTGCTACTGCTGACGCTGCCGCTACTGGAGCTGCCGCTACTGGAGCTTTAGTTGCTCTTTTTGGAGCACTCGTTGTCATTTCAGCAATAGAATCCCCTGGATTAAGATACATTCTTAGTACATCATTTACAAATGATCTTGTATCTTCGTCCCATGCTTGATAGTCATAGCCCTTTAATGAAGGTGCTGCTTCTAATTCAGCTTTGATAGCTTCCATTGCTTCTTTATTACGCTCTGCTGGTGCTTCGCCTAATAAAACAGCTGATGTGCTAGCTGAGAATTTTGATTTATCGTAGTTGTTATATTCACCTTGTCTTGTGATAATCAACTCAAAGTTCTTTCCTTCAAATAAGTCAAATACTTGTGTTGGTTCACCGAAATCAGGCTTTAATTCAGCATCGATTTTCTCTTTAATCTTGTAACCGAATTTGAAGATCTTATATTGTCCTTCTAACTCTGGGTTTTGTGGATCTTTAATGATCTTAATAAGAGAATAATACTGCTGACGTCTTTTCAGTTTCTCAGAAGATTTACGATCTACTGCTGAATCTGATTTACGTAATTTCCAAAATACATCTGCAATTGGACACTTTTCTCCGATTGTTGATGGACTATCTACTAGTTTACCATCGCCACTTGAGTTAGTTAACCAGTGTACGTATTTTTGGATTAGTGAGTTACGAGGATTTTCTGGATTAGGTACAAAACGAATCATCGCTTTATAAGTTCCGTCTTTTCCGTCGTCTGCTGTTGGTTTGTAGATCTCATTTAATGAGCTACTTGTTTGGGGCTGATGCGTTTCTACGTCTTCTACGCCCAAGTTAAAAATGTCAAAATCTGCCATAATAGTTCCTTTTAGTTGTTTAATTGTTTAATTGTTTACCTTGAAATTACTTTAATGTTCTTTCTTTATTTATACTGTATAATAATCAATAGTTTCAATTTATTGTTAAAATTGCTCCAGAAGGTTCCTTCCATCTATTATCCTCTAACTTAGTCAGTCCTGATTTGTGAAGTAACTCTGACGCTTCCTTTTCAGTAAGCTGGTTCGCTATCACCATTTTTTTTGAGATATCAATTAGACGAAGGTAATCTGTTGTAATCAACATGTAATTTATACTTTTGTTATTATACTTATTATATATCTAACTTTGAGTTTGTTTCACTTCTAGCTTATTTTTATTTTTTTTTAAATAAAATGAAACAGTTTTACGCAAGGTGCATATAACAAATGTTAGTTAAGCTAGAAGTTAGATTAGGCTTGGAGGTTTGCAACGTATGCAACGAGAAAGTAAGCGTCGACTAGGTCATCTAACGGCTTCGGGATCTTCTTCCCAATTTCCAGGTCTTTAACGATTTTCCACAATGGGCTTTTAGCCAAGACTGGGTCTTCGTTCACATTTTTCTGGTAAGCCTCAAATAATTGTAGTTTATTCATATTACCTTTACCAGCAAATTTCTTAATAGTGGTTGGAGCAACAGTTAATATGTCTTCGGGATTTAAGGTCTTTAAAAGTTTAAGTTTAAGGATTGCGGCACCTGCTGCCATGTCAATCATATTGTTAGTTCCCATTTTAGAACCATAAGAAGTACCTTCAAATGCAATAATAAACCCATCACCATCAAAAGAATTCTGTAATACTAAATTAATAATATCATCAGCCATCTTGTCATATCTCTTAACCTTGAGAAGCTCAGCGCTTGAATATTCTTCCTTGTTTGTAAAATCGGGTTGAGAAACTAAAGTAACGTCCTTTAATAAAGATATCTCTTCTTGTAGTTTTTGTTCTGCTTTAGTACCAGTTTTAGGTTTAATATAACTAATAAAATGATAATTCTTACTCTTGTCATTATATACACAAATTCCTGGAGAGTTTAAAGAAAAATCTACTGCTAAATAGTTCATTTATATTCTTTTACCTAGAACAGCACCTAAAGCGGCACCTACTAATCTAGAGGTTAATAAATCATAAAAAACACCCTTTTGAATACCTAATACTTTGGCAATCATTTTACCTACTGATTTACCTAGAGCAAATCCAGCTAAACCACCTATAATTGAACCAAAGAAACCTTCATTAGTCATCTCTTCATTAAGTCTTTCAATATCATAAGAACCATCTTCATTAAGATATTCTTTAGCAAATGAGGCTAATGCTGCATCTACCTTTTCTTCTAATTCTGGCGTCCACTCTTCCTGTAACCCTTCATTGATAAGTTGCATATCATGATCAGTGATTTCAGTTTCTATTAAATATGTATTAAATGTTTTCATATTGTATATATCTTATTTTATTTTATTCTACCTCTAATCTTAGGTTTAACTTGTTATAAAAAAACGTAACTTCAAATGTGTTAAATGATGATACATTTTCTGCAAAGTTCATATTTAATTCATTAATAGAATTCATAATACAATCTGTAAATTCCATATATGCAACTGATGCACCTTCAGAATCTAATATTCTCAAACAAAGAGGGTCTATATATGCTTGTTTAGTAGATCTAGCATAATACCATAAAAGAGTATCCATCATAATCCAATAGTTTATGAACCCGTCTAATAATTGCATACTAACGGTAAACTCTCTATTAATAGTATTTTGAATTGGCACTGCGCCTCTATGATATCTTTTACTTCCATCGTTATCTTCTTGTGTAAGAGGTTCAAATCCAACACCCGGTATATTAACACCTTGTATACTGTAATTAACAAAATCTACCGGATCTGATAATAATCCTCCTGGAATCTTGTTAAGATATTTTTTATATTTTTCTGCAACCTCTTTAGGTATGAACCCTCTAGGAAACCTAAAATCAAATGCATTATTTCTACTATTTAAAACCATAATTAAACTTTAAATTTACCAGACATAATCATGTTTTCATCTATGCCATTATTTACACTAATATAAAATTTGTTATTCTTCATACCTCTAATAGTATTAGCATTTGCTTCACTGATCTTAAACAATATCTCACCTTCACCCATATTAATGTCCTTATTAGATATATGATTAAATTTTAATTTTTGTTTGCCATCGCCAAATGTTAATATAACGTTTTCAGCATTTACAAAAGAAACAAACTCTATATCATCTCCCTTTCTCTTAGCTACTACAAATTTATAATAAGAAGTAAAAGGTGGAATTGCAATACTTAATTTAGTTTCAGATACAAATTCAGAAGTATCTACCTCTGTAATACTTTGAGTCATTATGTTTTCATTACTAGTATCAAATCTTATGTTTGCACTAGAAGCTATAACATTATGTCTCTCTACAAAAGTGGGTACATATTTAACGCTTTTTGGTAAATTATCGGTAAAAATACCTTCTATTATTTTGTTAGATGCTAATTGTGGTAATACATTATATACCTCAGTTAATTGATTTGGTGAATTAATAGATAACTTGTTTAGTTTTTTACCATATCTAGCTGCTTGATTAACTGATAAACTAGCTCTTTTAACTATTTGTGTATTATCAGTCTGGTTCCATATTCTCATAGTTACATCTAAAGAAAAACTAGAAGCTATATTACTATTAATAATAACAGGTCTAAATACTATAGGTGTATTGAAATCATTATATTGTGTATATGTTGTTTGGAATGTTTTTACTTCTGAAACACCTATTGATTCAAATATATCTACATCGAACATTACTATTATGTCATCTGCGGAAGTATTTATTTGGTTTAATATATAAGCTTCGAATGCACCTATTGAATTATCTTTCTCTCCATATATTTTAAAATAGTCACCGTCCTCTGCATCATCTATAGCAACTGTAAAATCTTGATATTCATCTTCTCGCGATACCGTAAATTTGTTTTCTTCGCCAGTATTAAAGTAATCAAAGCCATTAAATGTTTCTAATGTGTCAATTAATTTAAATGTTAATTCGTAATTAGAAGTTGTGTCTAAATCTCCAGAACCTATTGTTCCATCTCCATAAAATAAATCTTCAAACTCACTATTTTGATTAACTAGTGTTGGGATTTTAACATCTATAAATTTACTATATAATGCCTCTCCTAAAATAAATGGCTTAGGGTTTGCATATTCATAATTACTGGTATTTAAATAAACTAACTGTGTTAAATAATTTCTTACACCTGTTTGTCTTTTTGCTGCTACCTGAAATAAGAAACCCTCATATCCTCTAGCCGCAAAACTATATCCACTTCTCAAATGAAGCCTCACGCTATCATATTTGATATAATTGATATTAGACGTTGCAGTTGTTTGTGAATTCAATAAGTCTGTTTCATTTCCACCAGACCAATCAACATTGTTATTAACATAGTTGAACATTTCATAATCACCAGTTGAATCATATCCTAACAACGCATATTTACTTCCAGTACCATCAGATTGCACTGCGTGATACCTTCCAATCGTTTGGTTAATATCATTTCCAGTATTTTCATCTGGATTTGCAAAAAGAGGATTAGCTCTAGTATCAACTATCACCTTACCACCAATTAATCCGCTATATGAATATTCAACTAGTCCGTTCTGTGTTGGCGTAAACTGACCAATCATAGTAACACTAGAATATGAATATATTCCAAGTGCTCCACTTATTGTAAATAGACTAGGATCAGCTAGTTGACTTAAATTAAACTTATACGTTTTGCCATTCTGTAAAAGCAATGTTCTTGATGCAAAGTTTTCAACAGCTAAATAACCGCTTACTTCCGTTACATCAAAATTTACTACAGCACTTCCTAACTCACTTA